TTGGACAAAACACCGTTGACATCGCAAAAGCCGAAGCCAAGATCAAAGCCATCAACAGCTACGAAACCCTTGACCAAGTCAAAGGTAAAATAGCGTACGACCTTGAGTTGTTCAATGGCTATTGCTTGGAGGTAATTTGGAACAAAGCAAAGACGGCAATTGCTGAGATTTACCACATCCCTTTCAAGAATATCCGCAAAGGACTTGAAGGTGAGTATGTGTATTGCGAGGATTGGACTGACCGCAAAGCGGAGCAAGTTCACTATCAGCCATTCAACACAACTACAAGAGAATCAAAGTCACTTTATTATTGCCAATTCTACCGACCGGGACAAGGTGAATATCCTTTGCCTGATTACATCGGTGCGTTGAAGTACATTGAAGTGGACACGGAGATTTCAAACTATTATTTGAATAGCATCAAGAACGGATTCACGGCTCAGACCCATATTCAGCTCTTCAAGGGGCTACCAACTGGAGAAGAAGCGAGGGCAACAGCAAGACGATTCAGAGAAACTTATCAAGGAACGGACAATGCCGGTGGACTTATCATTCAGTATAACGACCCACAAGAGAAAGAGTCGGTGATCAGCAACTTGCAACCATCGGACTTTGACAAGCAATTTGATTTATTGAATAAGACCGTACAACAAGAGATATTCGTTGCACACAAGGTGAACTCACCAATGCTCTTTGGAGTGCGTGTGGAAGGTCAATTGGGTGGTCGTAGCGAGATGATTGAAGCGTATGAGATGTTCCAACAATCGTACATTGAACCCCGTCAACAAAAGATTGATGATACTTTGACTTACTTGTTTGAGTTCATCAGTCCAGTTCGCTTAGAAACAATTAACAAACCACCAATCGGATTGGATTATCAGGCGTTATTTACTGCCGGTTTGATTTCAAACGAAGAAGCTCGTGCAGAATTAGGACTTCCACAAATTTCAAATGTAAAAGTGCAGTCATCATTGAACGATGCCATCAACGCATTGAGTCCGTTGGTTGCAAACAATGTGTTGTCAAATATGACAATCAATGAGAAACGCCAATTGGCTGGACTTGCACCGATAGAGGGCGGTGATTTGTTGGAATCTTCCACAGCACCAGTTGCGATGTCATCACAAAATCCTTTTGGATGGGATGATGAAAGAGATTTGGCGGTGTTTATGAAGTATGGTGAACCAGCGGAGAACTTTGAACCGATGAAGTTTGACTTCGCATCTGCGATTGAATCAGCCATCTTGAATGTGTTGAAGGAAAACAAAGGTTTGCAGATAGGTGACATCGTGAACATCACGAAACTTGATCCACAAGTGGTGGTTGATACCATTGCAAAATTGAACGATGCCAAGTTGATCAAGGGATACAACGAAGGTCTTGAGGTTACCCCAAAAGGATTGGATGAAATCAGTCAACTACAAACCGAAATCGTTGTCCGTTACAAGTACGCACTTGCACCAGGAATGTCGGGTGGAATACTGATAGCCGGATCGCGTGATTTCTGCAAACAAATAGTTGGTAGCAATCGCGTTTATTCTCGTGCAGATATTGATGCGATGTCATTACAAACGGAGATTGATGTTTGGTCAAGACGAGGTGGATGGTATCACGACCCCGTGAGAGATGTCAATGTTCCGCAATGCAGACACATTTGGCAACAACAATTATTAAGGAGAATTAAGAAATGACAAACTTTGTATATTTCATAAGCACCACTTATCTCAAGGACAACAGTCCGTTGAATGAGAATGTTGATGACAAACTGCTCAAGTCAGCAATCAAAGAAGCTCAAGAGATCTATATCCGAGATGTCATCGGTTCAGGTATTTATAATGAGTTGCAGACACAAGCATTTGCAGGAACGCTAACCAACTTAAACACCACCCTTTTGGATTCATACATCGCACCGTGTTTGAGATACTACACTTTGACTGAGGCAATGTTGCCAATGACATTCAAGCTGATGAACAAATCGGTTGCATCTCGTGAGAGTGACAATGCGAGGGCGGTATCCGTTGAAGAGATGACATTGATTGAAGGCAGATATCGTGACAAAGCCGAATACTATGCGAATAGGTTGCGTGATTACTTGCGTACCAATACAAATGACTATCCGTTGTTCCTAAATCCCGGCAATACATTTGATACCATCCGACCAAAGAACACCGCATTCAGCGGAGGAATTTATCTACCGACAAACTATGACGATTGTTTCTGGAACTATGACTTCCCCCACGAGGACAAATAAGTGGCAGAAGAACAACGAAGCCAAACTTCTCAAATTCCTAAAAAATGACCCTAAACCAAATCATAGCAAAAATCCAAGAAGCAGCCGAAAGCCATAAGATGGTCGGTCACTTTGGTGTAGGTCAGCAGTCCAATCTCACGGTTGAGAATGTTGAGTACTATCCGTTGGTGTGGTTGTATCCTGATGGCTTCAATCTCCAGTCAGCCGGTAAGTTGATGACCTACAATTTTGCATTGTTGGTGATGGATCGTGTGTTTGAATCTGAATCTAACACAATTGAAGTTCTTTCGGATACGGCACAAATTATGGCTGACATCTTTGCGTTGGTAGAAAACAACAATCAATCAGATGGTGATTTTGAATTAAGCATCAACGGGAATGCCACGCCTTTCTACGATGCGAAAACTGATATACTTGCTGGATATGCAATCAACTTCCAAGTTCTCACTCCTTATTTGGCTAATAGTTGCGTTGTTCCTGTGTAGTGTAGTGTGGTCAATGTTCAACTTTGAAGAAGAACACCGACCCATCCCACCGCAGATCAATGTAGAAATGCACGAGCGAATCGTTGAACACACCAAGATAAAAAGAATAAAGCTCATTGAAGAACTCAACCATTATGACACGATTTTTCTTGATACTTTTGATGCTACATCTGACGGGCTTGAAGGGGCAATCAATCTCCATAGATTCTGCGACTCTACGCTCGGCAAATAGTTATCTTGTCAAAGGTGCAATCGCACGGCATAAAGTGAGCCAGTTGATAAAGATTGTCCAAGCGGATTCCATCATCATTGACCAGCAAGATTCAATCATCATCAAGCAGAAGTTGAACATCGGATATCTGAAGGATGAGAACAAAGTCCTTGTGAAGCAAAATAAAGCCATCTCACGCACTTTAATGAGTTACAAGATGCTGAGTGTAGTCCTAACCATTTTAAGCGTTGCAATATGGCTGAAATAGATTTATCCAAATTGCCTGATGCACTTGATACTTATTTAGGGGATGCATCTCAAGGGTCACTCCTTCAGCAAATCATTATTGATTGGTGGAACAAAAAGGTAATTCCTCCGATTTGGGCGAATCTTGATGCCAACGGAACAAACGCATCATCCAAACTCCGACAATCTTTTGCACCGGGTAACATCACCAAGTCACCGACATCCATCAACACAATTCTTGTGGCTGAGGACTACTGGGAGTTTATCGAATACGGGAGAAAACCAACACGAGGTGGGCATATTGAAGGCACTCCTTACCTATGGCAATCACTTGTTGAGTGGATAAGGCAAAAAGGATTGAAACCGGCTGAAGGTCAAACATACGATTCACTTGCCAAAGCCATCGCCAAGAAGATTCACCGCAGCGGAACTAAGCCACAACCATTCTTGGAAAAGGCATTCACGGAAAGCATTCAGATGGAATTGGTCAACGAATTGAATGCTCGTTTCGGGGATTTGATATTTAGTGAGGACATAAAAATATAATTAAAAGTAAAATTTATTTGCATTACTGATAAGTTTATTTTACTTTTGCTCTCGTTATGGATTACACGAAAGCAATTGAAATCATCAAACTGAAACGCAGACAAGGTCTTTATCAGATTGTCGCAAGAAAAACGGGAGTATCACTTCCAACCGTTCGCAAGTATTTAGTTGAGGGAAACATCGTTTCTCCCAAAGCCAAAGCCGTCATTGAGATTGCACTGAGGGAGGTGTCCAATGATTGAGTTGGCAATCAACGGATGGATTCTTTCCGTTCCTGGTATCGTGCAGGTAGAGAAATACATCTACACGATTGAAGCCGTTGACCATTGGTTAATCAAAAACCACATTGATGAGCTTCAAGAATATGTCAACTCACGAGAAGTGGGATTCGGTGATTGTGTGACTAAGGAATTTGATGGTATAAACTCAGAAGCATTCTTTTGTTGGGAGCCGACAAGATTCACAGTCCTTTTTATGCTCGGACAACAAACTAACTTTTTATAAAAACTCTATGAACAAATCAGAATCAATCAAGAACATTGCTGGTGCATTGGTAAAATTCCAAGCATCGGTGAGCAAGGTATCAAAGGAAGCAAACAATCCTTTCTTCAAAAAGAAGTATGCAAGTTTAGCGAACATACTGGACACCATTCAAAAGCCATTAAGCGAATGCGGATTGGCAATCACGCAGTTCCCTGATCAAGATGCACTCACCACATTAATCATTCACGCTGACTCAGGCGAATGGATGGAATCATCCTATGTGATGCCGGTTGCAAAACAAAACGATCCACAAGCAATGGGAAGTGCAATCACTTATGCTCGGAGATATGCACTCGGCTCAATCCTAAATCTGAACATTGACGATGACGATGACGGAGAGAAAGCAATGGGAAGGCAGTCAGCACCCAAGAAAGAAGAACTCACACCCAAGCACAAGAGTTGGGCAAAGGCAGTTGAACACTTGCAGACAGGTGGACTGATGACCGACATCACCACGAAGTTTGAAGTGAGCGAAACAAATCAGAAACTTTTAATAGGGGAAAAATGAAACTTCAACTTCCAACTATACACACTAATTTGAACGAGGACGATTGGCAAGATCTGAGGCGTTCACGCTTCACCGCATCCGAAATTCACAAGCTGATGGGTACACCGAAAAATAAATCGGAGTACCTGTCTGAAACTGCCAAGACATTTATCTTTGAGAAGGCAGCGGAGTACCTAACTGGGCAACGAGCTGAGATGTATGGTCGTGCTTTGGACTGGGGCAAGGAACACGAGAAAGAGGCATTCCATTACTTCTCTCAGCAGACCGATGACTTCTACACATACTACGGAGCAGAAACCTACACCTTCATCACCTATGGAGAATGGGGTGGATATTCACCTGATGCACTTGGCACACACTTGGTTGAAATTAAATGTCCGTTCAATAGCGGAAACCATCTTCAGAACTCATTCATCACCAACAACGAGCAGTTGAAATCCAAAAGACCAGAATACTATTGGCAAGTTCAAATGGGTATGGTTGCAACGGAGATGACTGAAGCGTTGTTCTTGAGTTATGATCCACGAATGCCCATCGGCAAGAAGCTCACGCAAACTTTGATCACTTTGGAGGAGGACATTCAAGAAATCATTGATGAGAAGTTGTCTGCGGCTGGAGAACTATTTTTGTCAATCACTAAATAAATCGTTCATTCACCAAGTCAAAGAAAAATATATTTTCATTTGTGAAAGTTATTGTGTTGTTTTGAATCACTATGAAACGCTATAAAGTTATTTACCAAGACAATGAAGACAATGATTTGTA